CCAACTATAAAGAAGAGTATAATGATAATATTGAAAAACAGGTCTTTAAGAATATATGTCAGGAATTTAATCTTTTAATTATTGATTATATTCTTGAAGGCAAAGTTTTTAATATGGGACAAAATCTTTCTACTTTATCTATAGTTAGAAAAGATAGAGATCCAAGATCCCCTAGACTTAATTGGGGAGAGAGTAATAAGTATAAAAAAGAATTACTTTTTAAAGGTGAAAAGTTATACGATTCAAAAACTGGAGAAGGAACTAAATGGCATATATATCATACTGATGAATTTTATTGTAAATTCTATTGGAGAAAAGGTAAGTGTTTAATTCCAAATAAATCAGTATATCGCTTTGATGCAACAAGAGGAGTAAAAGGCAACAAAGAAAAGTTAGTTAATTTATTGAAAACAGATGAATTAGCTTATTTAAATTTTAAAAAGAACTAATGGCAAGTAAATATCATATAACAAAAGACGGAAGACGAGCTAAAAAAGGTTTGTATTATTACATGAATCGTGCTAAAAAGCGTGGTACATCTAAACCTGGTAAAGGCACAGTAACTGATAAAGCTTTAGAGGAGTCTGCAAAAACAGCCAAAAAAACTGGAGGAGCTTGGACTAGAAAGGAAGGCAAAAGCCCTAGCGGTGGATTAAACGAAAAAGGTCGTGCATCTCTTAGGGCTCAAGGGCAGAATATAAAAGCTCCTGTAACTGAAGATAAACCATCAGGAAAAAGAAAGAAAAGAAAAAATTCTTTTTGTAAAAGAATGACGGGCATGAAAAATAAACTAACGGGTAGCAAGAAAAGAAATGATCCAAACTCTAGAATAAATAAAGCTTTACGTAAATGGGGATGTAGGGAATGTGGCGGATTTTATCAAGATGGAGGATTTTTAGAACCACCAATAGAAAACATATTTTAATAATGAGTATATATAAAACAATATCAAGTAAGGCAGTAATTAGAAAAATATTTAGAGATTTAAAACCTCAACATGATACATGGATTGATGATGCTGTAGAATGGATTGGTGAAGCTTTAGAGCATATAGGATCTGCGTCTCAGCTAGTTGATAAACAATGCGTATTAGATGTAAAAGATCATAAAGTATTAATGCCTTCAGATTTATACTATATAAATCAAGTAGCTATTAATAATAGTGTATCTCCAGTATCATCAAATGAACTTGATACATTACTCACACAAGTAAGAGAGTTAAAAACAGAAATTAAAGAATATAATAAAACTTTAGAAGAAGAAGTTGTAGGTCAAGCGTCTAGTATAACAAATGCAGATTTAACAACTTATGATACACAATATAAATCTAATATTTTAGAATTAAATAAAATTAACAGTAGAATTGTAGTTTTAGAAGGTGTGTTTTTTAATAACACTAATACTATGCAACCATTACAATATGGTGCATCTACATTTCATAGAAGTATGCATTGTGAAGGATGTGTAAATGAAAATACTGTGTATGAGGATACATATATTATAGATGATGGGTATATTAAAACATCTTTTGTAAGTGGGAAATTATGTTTAAGTTATAAAGCTTTTCCTATTGACGAAGACTGTTTTCCATTAGTACCAGACGATATAAGCTTCAAAGAAGCATTATTTTGGTATATATACAAAAAACTTTTATTATCATTTGTAAGTCCTCCAGAGACAAAACGTAACGGAATTGATTATGGGTTTGCGGAGCAGCAATGGAAATATTATTGTACGCAAGCAAGAAATGCTGCAAATTATCCAGACATTGATAGATATGAATCGTTTATGAATCAGTGGGTTAGACTAATCCCAAATTTATCGAGACATGATTTAATGTTTGAACAACTAAACATGAGAGAAGACTTATATAGAGAATAATGGCAAACGAAAAAAGATTTGTAAAAGGTTTATTTAAAGATACCGCTCATATCGATCAACCTGAAGGAAGTTGGAGATATGCGAGGAATATCATTATGTCTGAAAAAGACGGTTCAATTAGTAATGAAGGTGGTAATACTCCAGTTCAAAATATACAAGCTCCTGGAAAAGTTGATTATCTAGGAGGATTTGTAACTTCAACTGAAAATTATAAATGTATAGGATCTATTCCTATTAACGATGATAAAATTATTTTCTTTTTTAGAGATAGAAGAGCTGATACTGATACTACTTTATATACTTCTGAAATAGGTCTTTTTGATCCTTCAAAAGATATTGGACTTAAATATACAATTCTATATAGGCCTCAACCAGTATTACCAATTATTGAAAATAAATTTAAAGGATCTAATAATTTAAATTTTAGTATTGATCATCCGATTGAAGGTACTTTTAAAATTGATAGTAGAGAAAATGTTATTATTTATTGGACAGATGATTTTAATTCTCCTAGAACTTTTAATGTAACAAGGCAATTAGCTAGTTTTGATACTGGTGGTAATTTTTTTAGTCTTTATAATTTACCTCCAGCATTAGCTGGTAATATAGGTGCGTATTCAACTTTTGTAAATACATCTACTAATACTACACATATAGATCATATAGATTTATTAAACTTATTTCCTAATTCGGGACCAGTTCCACATATAGATCTTGATGATGTGTATTCTATTATTCCTATGATGAGTCATCAAAGATCTGTTGTAGAAGGAGGAGGTTTAAGAACTGGAGTGTATTATTTAGCTTTAGCATATATAGATGAAGACTTTGTTTCTACAAATTATCTTACAGTTTCTAATCCTGTATCTATTGTTGATGAATACGATCATACTAGACCTACAACAAGAAAAGATGGAGCCAAAGAAGGAAGTCAAACATCTAAAGCAATTAAATGGAAAATTACAAATATTAATACAGATTATAAATTTCTAAGACCTGTTGTTATTCGAAAGATGGGAGAAGCAACAGACGCTTTTAAACTTAGTGATATTGATTTAAAAGTAGCAGGAGATAATGGGGTTGTTTTTAGTGGTATAGAAGGATTTGCTTCAGCATCTGTAGAAGAGGTTATTATAGATACTATTTCATACGATACAGTTAAAACTATAAATCAATTAGATGGTGTATTATATTTAGGAAATTTAACAAAGACTACAGATTTAGGATACCAACCATATGCTAATAATATTAAACTTAGTCCTGTTGTAAAAACAATTCCTGACTTTGATGTATTTTATGCAACAGTTGATAACTTTCAAACAGGTTTTGGAAATCAACCTGTAGATTCTGGAAATGATGTTGATGCTAGTAGATCATATAGATATGCTCCAAATATATTTAAATATAAAGGATATACAAGAGATGAGGTTTATGCTTTTTATATAGCGTTTGTAATGAATGATGGAAGTATGTCTTATGCTTATCACATACCAGGAAGAGAGGCTTTAGGAGAAGAATTATCTTATGTTAATAATGCCAGTATATCAAATACAGGTAATGCATCAAATTATATATTAGAAGACTTAGCAGATTTAAGTACAGCTTATGCAAGAAAGTTTCATTTTTTTGACACTAGTACTAATGCTAATGCTAGAAATATGAACTACTGGCAAAACGCCACAGAGTTTTATCCAGAAACAAATGATTATTGGGTGTTTGACGGTTATGTTAATACAAATGATGATGGCTCACCGGTAAACCCACTAACCCCTAGTATACAAGGATTAAATGTTAGACACCATCATTTTCCATCTAATTCAAACGATGAGTATAAAACTATATCAGGCCACTGTATGGGAAAATGGGAAATTACTCAGGAAGAGGGTAGTGTAGGAGCATCGATCCAAAGAAATGGAAGAATGTTATTTGGACATAATAATTCTACTAGACGTGTAGTACATGGTGAAAGTTGGACAAAAATGCTATTTAAAAACCCAGATGGTCAAGCCGGGTGGGCTGGTTCACTTGATATAACTGAACAAGAAGCTTTAGGTTTATTTGATGGTGAAAAATTTACAGCTGATGGTACATATAATATAAGAGTTAGAGGATGTACATGGATAAGAAAAGAATGTGGTGTTGGTGGAGGTAATAATTGTTGTGGAAGCGTAATGACTAGGTACAGAATTGAAACAGCTGCAGGAGGCACCCAAACTATGGCAATGCCTGATGGGTCTGAGGCTGATGATGTTTGTGGATTTAATGGTAATTCAGTAAACGGATTTAATGATAAAATGTGTTGGAATGCTCCTGGAGGAACTGACACAACACACACTTTAAAAGGTAATTGGACAAATTGGCATTCTGTAAATATAGGAGATCAAATTTGGGTAGAGAGTAAATCAGATGATCCTGATGTAACAAAATCTGATGAAAAACTTAGACAAGAGGGAGGGGGTTGTACTTCTTTACCTGTTTGGTGTGATTATTGTGATGGGTGTGGTCAACAAACTCAGTCTTGGTTACAGAATGATGAGTTTTTTGTAAAGGGAAATAATTCTGCTTATTGGCCACCTAATTCTGATTTAGGAGATTATGATAATCCGGGTCATACAAATTTAATGCCTAATTATTTAGATAATACTCCAGGAAGTATTGGACGCCAATGGAGAACTACTCATCTAACTAGATCATGGATAGAAATTCAAATTTCTACTGGAGATGAATCAACCGGTGATCCAGATTTTAAAGAGGGTGACTATCACGATGCTAAGGTATGTCATGATGTACAAAGATTAGGATTTACTTTAGATGATATTAAAATACCAAAAAGCATTGCAGATAAGGTACAAGGATTTAGAATCTATTATGCTAAAAGAGATCATGAGCATAGAAGAATTTTAGGGCAGGGATTATTTCATCCTATGCTTTATAAATTTGATTTATTAGGTATTTGTAAAGAAGCTGATGATGGAACAGATACTGCTATGGCATCACAAATACTAGCTACTTTAACTAGTACTAAAGAGCAGTTTTATAATGTAGATCCATATATTAGAGATACATTTGATTATCCTTTATTAGATATTTGGAATTCAACTTCAGATAATCCTACTAATTTTCACGCTTGGAAAAACTTTTCTTTCCATGATTTTTATCTTTTAAGATCTAAAAATAGTTTAGCGGGAGCTACTCATATTAAAACCGAATATAAAATTTTCCCTTTTGTTTGGAATGGAATGTCATTACAACAAGATAAGAAAATGAATATTAAACTAGATAATTTTAATTCAGATGATTGGGAAGATGCCGATAATCCAGAACCAATAGATGTAAGAGAAGTATGGGGATGGGATGCTGAACGTAATTGCTATCCTGAAAGAATTAGATCTGTAATAACTATGGGAGGTTGGTATTTTAATTACCAATATAAAACAGATTTTTATGAGTATCCTAGAGTATTAGGACAAAAAGCAAAAACTTATTTATTAGGTGATAGTGTATTTAAAGGTAAATCATTAGGCTTTGGTGGGAAATTATTTAATGAGTTTGGCGAAAGTTGTATGGCTCTTGGATTAAAAGATGGTCATGAATTACGCGCTTTATGGTCAGATGACAGAGTTAATGAGGACGCAATAACTGCAGGAGCAGAGTTTGGAAACTTTGGACAAGGAGCTAATTTTAATCTTGGAGGTAATCCAGATTCTTATGGATTTCCTCATACAGCAGCATACGCAGTTTTAACAAATCCTTGGAATTTTCCTGGAACAAATTTTGATGATGCTGATAATTGGTCTGGTAAACCAGATAGTACAAATGATACAGATCCTATGGGATTTTATCTAATTAATTTACATGCATTTAAAAGTGATGTATATAAATCTATTGATAGTAATGAATTAGTATGGACTGGATTTGAGGTTTTAGGAAATGATATGGATAATTTTATTTTTAATGATATACCAGGTAATGGTTTAGGACTAGGTGCTCCTATGACGGTTATACATGGAGGTTATAACCAATCTGCTGATTTTAGTTTAGATACGTTGCAAGGACAAATATTTGATATGGATCTTAATGAGCGAGGAATATTTGGAGGGGATACATTTATCTGTAGATATGCACACGCAGCTTCTTTAAAACCTAGTAATACAGGTGAACTTTCTAATCCTAGAAAAGCTATTCATAGCGCTATAGTTGAAAGTACAGACAATATAAGTTTAAGACATATTGAATCAGATAAAAGTTTATATTTTCCTGGAGCTTCAGCTTTTGAAATACTTAAAAATGCAGGAACTCCAATAGTAGATGAAACAATTGGTAATGATTTTACACACGTAGATAATATAAAATATAATACAAACTATTCTGAAAACAATGATTTAAGACCGGCTTTTCCTTTACCTTTAAGATTAACTAATCAAACTGAATTTAGTACTCGTACACATAGAAGTGCTAAAAATGATGCTACAAGTTTAATAGATAACTACAGAGTATTTTTAGCAAATCAATTTAAAGACTTACCAAAAAATAGAGGAGAGCTTTGGAAATTATCAACCTTTAATAATCTATTATATTTCCATATGGAGGAAAGTTTATATGCTGCTAAAGGTAAACAACAAATGGAAATGAAAGATGGTAGTGAAGCTTTTGTTGGAAGTGGTGATATATTTGCACAAGAACCTGATGAAGTGTTACAGTCTGAAGGAGGTTATGGGGGAACTCAATCTCAATGGGCAGCCTTAACTACTAGAAATGGGTATTTCTTTGTTGATGCTTTAAGTAGAAAAGTTTTCCTAATGGCAGATGCATTACAAGAGATTAGTGCTATAGGAATGAAAAAATGGTTTAGAGATAATTTAAAATTTGTTTTAGAAGATTATGGTTTAAAAGGATATTTATTAGATAATCCTATTAGAGGTATAGGATTACATTCTACGTGGGATCCAAAACATAAACGTATTATTTTAACAAAAAGAGACTTAAAACCAAGTTCTAAATTTATATCTGACTTTAAAAATAAAAAACCTAATACGCCAGTTTCAGGAGATATTTGGTTTGATGAAAAACTGGGAGTTTATGTTATAGCTACAACTGTTACTTTAAGTGGTGACGCTGGTCAAATAGTTGCACTTGTTGAAAAACCTTTAGATTGGAATGATTCAACATACTTTACAAAAACAGGATGGACTATTTCTTTTTATCCAGATTTAATGGTATGGATTAGTTTTCATGATTATATTCCATATCACTATTTTGATACTTCTATAGATTTTTATTCTTTTACAGATAGTTGGGATAATTATATAAACGGAGATTTATATGAAACTGGAGTTTTAGGACCTAATGTAGCACCAGGAGATAACCCACAAACATTATTTGGTAATGGAGGTGTTTGGAAACATAATGGAGATTATAGAGGAATTTTATATCAGGATGTTTTTACACCATTTGATGTCAATGGTAGTCCAGCAAATCTAATTCATTATCCAACTGAGTTTGAATTTGTACATAATTCTACTAAAATAGATCAATTATTTTCAAGTTTTTCTTTTTATTCAGATACATTTACAGGAAGAGCTTGGGATGATAGTGATGCTGGAGGATCAAGTATTATAGAACATGGATGGAATACTATTTATATGTATAATACATTACAAATGTTTTATGATGATTTAACATATTTAATAAATACTAGACGTATTAATAACGAATGGAAATTTAATAGGTTTAGAGATATGGCTGCATTATCAACAAACGATACATCTCCAGGATATTTCTTTGGACAGGCTGGTTCTCATGGCGGAGTTCCTGGATATACTCCAACATCATTAGCAGCAGAAGCTTCAGTGGCTGGTTGGGACCATTGGGGTTTTACACAAAATAATATTATAGGACAGGCGCCTATATTTACATTTCCAACTAACGTAGGAACTTTAGAAACCAGTTCTGCAAATGCAAATATACCATTCTTAGTATCAGGGATGTATGAAACTTTGAATAATAATTACGTAGATTCAGCAAAAAGATGGGATTTACGTAAGAAATTTATAGATAAATGGATAGGAATTAGGTTAATTTGTAACAACGAATCAAATAATTTATTAAATTTGTATGCTACATCTGTAGCTACGCGTAAATTTTACAGATAATGAAAAAATCAAAAAAGAAAAAGTATATAAAAAGTAAATATAATTTAGGAGGAAGAATAAAAAAATATGAAACAGCTGGAATGTACGCACCTAATACAGTAGCAGCTGCAGGACAGGGTATGGGCCAAACAGCTAATATTGTTTATGATGAAGCCAATCCAGAAATTCAAGCGCAGAGAGAACAGGCTCTTGAAGCTCAATTAGAAACAGCTTCACAAAAAGGTGAAGATATGTCTACTGAAATGGAGAATCTTAAAAATAAACAAGAGCAAGATCTTTTACAAAGTCAAGCAGACATACAATCTGAATTTGCGGCAGGAGAAAGTATGGCTCAAACAGCAGCAGAACTGGCAGGAGAAACAGGCTTTTTTGATAGAATGAAAACTAGACGAGCTGATAGATTAGAAAAGAAAGCTGGAAAACTTAAAGATAAATTAGGAGATATAAGTAGAACAGATGTTGCAGTAGGGGCAGCCGGAACACAAGCAGCTGAGTCTGTTACTGAAAGTTTACTTCCTCAAGGTCAAGTTATAGATCTTCCTGCAGGAGGCATGGATTGGACTCAATCTTTTGGAGCAGGTGCAGATCAAGCTTCTCAGTTTGCTGTTACTCAACCTCCACTATACGAAGCTAGTAATGTAGGAATAACTCCAACGTCACCTACTCCAGCAGGCCCAGATATAAAAGAAGCAGGAGCATTAAAACAAGCAATAACTGCAGGTAGAGCAGTAAGAGCAGCTAATTTAGCAGCTAAATCACAAAAATTTGCAGAGTTAGGTAAAACAGCTAAAGCAGCTAAAGCAGCAGCAAAGGCTGCTAAGGTAGGAGCAAAGGTAACTAAAGCAGGAGGTACTGTAGCCGGTCAGACTGGTAGTGCAGTAGGAGCAGGATTAAAATCTTTTGCTACATCTGGTGCTGGTATTGGCTTAGGTGCTAGTCTTTTAGGATCAGGTATATCAAGATTGTCAGATGATGATGATGCTACAACAATGAATGTAGGTGAAACAGCAGGTGGTATGCTATCTGGTGCTGGAACAGGTATGGCTTTAGGTAGTGTTATTCCTGGTATAGGTAATATAGCAGGAGGAATAATTGGAGGTCTTTATGGATTAGGTAAAGGCTTATTCCAAAGAGGAAAAGCAAGAAAGCAAGAAAGACAGCAACAAGAAGAAAGAAATAAAAAAGTTACAGAATTTAATGAAGAGATGACAGAAAACGTTCTTAGTAATATTGCAAGAGCTAAAGCTGGAGAACTTAAACAAAAAACATATTCAGGATATGATTTAGGTAGAAATATAACTGCTCGAAAAGGAGGGTATAAAATGCCGTCATACTATTAAAATATAAAATTATGGCAAACAAACTTTTAAACAAATTAATTAACAGACTACAAACTAAAAAGGATAGCACTATAACAATGGGAGATGGAGGTTATATGGACAAAATGATGCAATATAATATGGGAGGTAAAAAATTACCAGGAGGATCAATGGTTCCAATACCAGGAAGTGACGCTGTAGAATTTGTAGGACAATCTCACGAGCAGGGAGGAATATTATTAGATAAAAATACTGAAGTTGAAGGAGGAGAAACTATGGATCAAGTAAGTGCTGCATATAAAAAGGGTGGTGTTAAAAAAGATTATTTCTTTTCAGATCATTTAAAATTTAAAGGTGGAGGTACTTTTGCTGATGCCCACAGACAAATATTAGCTAATGGCGGTGAGCAAAATAAAATTGATTATTTAGCTAAAATGCAAGAAATAGCTGCAGGTAGAAATCCAAATACAATACAAGTTAAGGAAGGTGGAATGAAACCTACAACAGAATTAAATGATATATCTAAAGAGCTTGTAAAAGCATCAAAAATGCATAAAAGCCAGTCTGTACGAATAGCTGATTTAATAGATCATGTAAATAATAAAAGACATGGTGGATATAAAATGTATGATAATGGGGGTACATTCCAAGCTTATCCTGAAGATTATGATGCTATTGAAAGTATTTATAAAGATCAAGGTCTTGTAGATCTTCAATACGACCCTACAGTTGAAGGATCACAAGCATCGTATAGAGCTGATGATTTAGGAGAAGAAGGTATTGCTCAAACTCAAAAAGGTAAAGGTCAAGGATATTATGGAGAGGTTAGTGATGCAGACAGAGAAGATTTTTATAATAGAAATAAAAATGTATTAAATGAAATGGGTATTGAAAGCTGGGAAGATTTTGATCCGGCAGAACATACTGGAGAATTTCAAAATAAATATAATGAAAGTCTTAAGAAAAGATGGAATGAAGATGAAAATTTTAGAAATGCAATGACGGAACAAGGATATGATTTAGATAAGTATATTGCAACTCAAGGATTTTCTGGAGAAGGACCAAGAGGTTTAGATGCAAAATATGGAGAGTATACGTGGAGTAGAGGATCTGTTATGCCTGGTGCTACTACAAGTGGGGAAGGAGAAGGAGAAGGAGATGATATGCGACCATTAATTCCGTCAAAAAAGAAAAGAGACTTAGGACCATTATTACAATTTATACCTCCAATTATGGCTTTTACAGAAAAGCCTGATTATATGAGCACACCAGATTTAATTAAACCTGGAGTTGTTGTTCCAGAAAGAGTAGCTAAAGTAAATTTAGATAGAGTTGATTATAATGATCAGTTAGCTAGAAATACAGCCGATGCGCAGGCTTTTAATAAATTTGTTGAAACGTCTGGAGGAGGACCTGCTAATATTATTAATAAGATGGCAATGTTTGCTAAAAAGAAATCAGCTGATTCACAAATTAAAGCCAATGAAACTAGAGCAAATACAGCTATAGCAAATCAAGAAGCTTCTTTAGAGGCAAATAGAAGATCAACAAATGCAGCTAATGCGTTAAAAGCATCTTTATATAATGCCTCTTCTATTGAAAGATCAGATACAGCTAATGTTAGAAATAAGATGTATGTAAATGAATTTAATGCAGCGGCTGATGCAGCAACTAAAGATAGACGTTTAATGGCTGTGGATACTGCTGTTAAAGGTTATATGCAAATGAGAAATGATGATAAAATGTATGCGTCAGGAGAAAGATTAGCTAGGACTATTTCTGGTAGAACAGGTGCATATGAAGCAGATGTGTATTCTCAAAATTTATTAGATCAAGGCTATGAATTAAACTCTCCAGAATACTTATCTGAAATGGAAAACTTTAATAAACACTATAGAATTAAAATGCCAGAAACTCCTGCATATAATACACCTCCTAATGCAAATATTAATTTAAATTATACTTATGGGGCTGGTCAACCAGGAGAAGAAAATCCTAAAGAATCAAAAACAGGAGGGTATTATAGTAAAATGATGAGATATGGCAAATAAATATAGTAAATATCAAATAACACCTTTTGTAAGTGATTATGTAGATCCACAATCGGTACAAGTAAATCAAATACTTAGACAAAGATTTGAAAAAAACAAAGCAGGTAAAGACTTAATAGATAGAACTTTAAATACTATGGAAGTTATGCCTGGAGACCAGGTTATTTTAGAAGATGTAAAAAAGAATGTTAGAGGTATGCTTGGCTCTGTAGTAGAGCAAGGTAACTATGAAGACTCTGGTCTTATTGTACAAGACGCTGCTTCATGGGTTGATGGTCATAAAGGTTTATATTCTGCAAAACAATCAATGGCTAATAGACAATTAGAGTTGAACTTTATAAAAGAGCAACGTATGCAAGGAAATCAGGTATTAGATTTTGGTCAAGATGCTGCAAAAAGTCATTCATCGTATTATTATGATACGGATAAAGAATCTTTTGTTGCTGATGTTTATGAGCCTATGAGTGAATTAATGCTTGATTATGATAAAGAAATGCGTGATTTACTAGTTACTATAAAACCTGATCAATACGGTGGAGCAGAAGGTATTAGTAGAGCTAAAACAGATAGAATTGCCTCGTTATTATATAATCAATATATAACAACTAATGCAGGAATTCAAGATATGAAACGTCTTATGCAATTAGAACTTCCTCAAAATGTTGAAGAGGGTGAAAGAATGCAACTAGCTAAAAAAGATATATTAAATCGTATTAGAAGTTTAACACGTCAATATGAATATAGTAAAGTAACTGGAACAGGAGGTACGGGAGTACCGGGTGTTGTACCTGGAACAACAAGCAGTGGAACTCAAAGTAATGCACTTGCTTCAGAAACTACTGAACCTGTAATGACTTCACTTAATAATTTAATGTTACTTAAGTCTACTGAAAATCAAGATGATCCAGCAATTCAACAACAAATACAATTGCATCAACAACTAATAGAAAATACTATTAAAAAGGCAGCTAAAGAAAATAATGATCCTGCATTATATCAAGAGTGGGAAGCTATACAAAATGTTTTAAATCAACCAGGAGATGAAAAGTTTGCTGAATTAGTAAACTTATTAGTAAGTCCAGACGCTAAATTTGCACATACTCAAGAATTACAAGATGTAGGTAGAGAAGAAGAAGGAGAAAAATATATAAAACGAGGTCTTGTTGCTAGAATGTGGCAGGGCATGATAACTGGAGGTACTGTAGGCGGTTTGTGGGGTATGAAAGGAGGTACAGTAGTTATGCCTGGAGTAGGAACAGTAGCAGGAGGTATAGGTATGGGACTTCTTGGAGCAATAGGAGGTGGACTTACGGCAGCATTCTATGGAGGAGCAGAAGATTTACTTGAAGATATAAATGATTATGACAATGTTAGAAAAAATAGATATGATGGATTTAATGCTGGTAATTGGGAAAAGATATACAATTCTATAGTAGATACTGAATCAGAACAACTTAATGATGAGTTGTTTGGAGGAGATGATGGATTTAGTGAGAAAAAACTAGCACACTTAAATAAAACTCTTGGAACAAATTATACGCAAGATGATTATGAAAGATTAAATAAAGGTGCACATTCTATATATAACTGGATGGTAAATCCTAATGATGCAAATGGAAATAAACGAAATGTAATAGGAGATCAAGTTTATAAAGAAATAGGTGAAAAAGGAATGAGTTTAGATAGAGAAGGAGTTACAACAAGTGGGGATAAGACAGGAAGAGAAAATCAAAAACAATTAGATTTTGCTCTTCAAAAATTAGATCCTCAAAAAGATATAGTTGTATACGGGCATCCTACAAGTAGTAAATCATTTAAAGAGTGGATAGCTAAAAAAGATTCTAAAGGAGAAATTATAAAAGGTAATGATAGAGCATGGTATGAAGATGCAACTGTAGTTGCTACATATCCTGCAGATCCATTAACTAATACTCCTTTTATGATGGAGGTTAGAATTGGAGATGATAGCAAGCTAGTTATGCTTCCTGAAGGCGCTAACGGAGATAGATTAGTAAGAGGAAATATCGATGGTACACCAGCATGGTTAGACAATATAACTCAAACTTTAGGCCCTAAAATGAAAGGAGAAGAAGTTTTAAGAAGAGATATACAGAACATTAGAATATTAGAAAATAGAGAACCTACGGTAAATGATTACCTAACAAGAAAAGCAGTGATGGAGATTGCTTATATGGGAGGAGATCCTAGAAATAGTGATTTAGTTAAACAAAAAGTAGACCAATTAGAAAAAGCTTTATTTGCTGATAAATTACTTTTTAGTGATCCTATGAGTCAGGGAATGAGTATTGATCCTAGATATGCAGGATTATTTACAATGCATCCTCAAACAAATGAGCCTTATTTTCAATATGAACCTGGTAAATTTGTTCCAATGGTAATAGATGGTCAGATTAATGAAACGGGAATACAAGCATTTATGAGTGCTTACCCAGACCAAGCTGAAGCAATGTTAAAATCAATAAGAGCAGCTGAACTTTCCACATTAACTGGAGGAATATTT